AATAAAATAAATAATATTATTTGTGAAAATGAATATGATACATGTTTAAATTTATTAAATAAATTAAATAAAAAGATATTGAATACATTCAAGTTAAATTCTTCAAAAGAAGAATTAATAAATCAATTACAAAATATTAATAATGATTTATCAAGTATAATAAAGGTATATGGTACCGAAAAATTTGAAAATTTGTTAATAGTTTGTTTTGGTAGTCAAAAATATATAGAAATAGATAATAATTTATTAAAATATGAAATTTTAAAAAAATATTTTCATCCTACCGGATACAAAGTATTAACATTAAATGTTGAAACCCCAAATTTTGAGTGTAATGATATATTATTAACAACAAATCAATTTCATATAAAAGTGTATGGAATGAAAGTATATATACATAATAAAAGTATTAATAAAAGTATTGTCGTGTATGGAATAATGGATGATGTAATTGTCCACTTATTAAATGATAAATTTATAAATGAAAAACTATTATTAATTAAAAATAATGTACCAACGGATGCGTTATTTACGAGTAACGCATATAAAAAATACATAGAAACATTATCTTTAAAAGAATTATTAATATATAGTCATGATGAAATTTATAATAAATTTGTTGGATATTGTTATTTATACAAACTTTTAAAAAATAAATCGTTAAATAATATTATTAAAGAATTTATGATTGGAGAGTTATATTCAAAACGAAATACATTATTATTATTGATTTATAATAGTGATGATTTAGAAAACATATATATTGCCAATATATTATATGATTTATTAGTTACGGATGCTTATACTATAGATGTTCAAAATAAATTGTATAATTCATTGCCATTTAATATAAAAAATAATTTTAATGATATAATGAAAAAAATTATAGGAAATACAATTGATTTAAATAAAGATATCCAATCGGTTTCTCTAGAAAATAAAATTCATTTATTAAAAGTAAATGATAATGTAAAAGAAAAAGCGTTTATTAAATTAAGAGAAATAAAATCAAAAACGGATGATTCTTGTAGTAAAGCTAGACAATATTTGGATGGATTATTAAAAATCCCATTTGAAATTTTTAAAAAAGAACCAATATTAAATGTAATGAATGTTAGTAGAAGTTTATTAAAAAGTGTAGCATTATTGATAAATAAATATGATGAATTGAATTTTACTATTCCTATCAAAGAAAAATATACAAGTGTAGAGATAAATTTTTATCTAAAAAAAATAAATGAATTATTAGAAGAAAAAATAATCTATAAAATTAAAGAAAATGATGTAAAAACAATAAAAAATTTTTATACTAAAGGAGATAAACCAGAAATTCTGGATAATATAAACAAAATAAATAATATCATATCCAAAGAAGAAAATAAAATAAAAGAGATTATTATTCATAGTTCCAATAATAAAGTATATACAAAACAAGAATTGAAGAAATATATTCTTTCTTTTATAGATGATAATATAGATAATGTATTACTAATGCATAATTTATATAATTTAATGTTAAATGGTTCTTCTTTTTGTAATTCAAAATATGACATGTTAATTAAAGATTTAAATAAAATAAAAAATAATTTTGAAGATATAAAAAAATATTTTGTAGATGTAAAAAAATCGTTAGATAATTCTGTTTATGGACACGAAAACGCAAAAAGAGAAATCGAAAAAATAATAGGTCAGTGGATTAATGGTGAAAATACAGGATATTGTTTTGGATTTGAAGGTTGTCCTGGTGTTGGAAAAACATCTTTAGCGAAGAAAGGAATTTCACATTGTTTAAAAGATGAAAATGGAGAAAGTCGTCCATTTGCTTTTATAAAGATGGGTGGAGATAGTAATGGAAGTACGCTACATGGACATAATTATACATATGTAGGGTCAACATGGGGGTCAATCGTTCAAATATTAATGGATACACAAGTTATGAATCCAATAATATATATAGATGAAATAGATAAAATAAGTAAAACAGAAAATGGTAAAGAATTAATTGGGATATTAACTCATTTATTAGATTTTACACAAAATGATTCTTTTCAAGATAAATATTTTAATGGAATAAATATTAATTTATCAAAAGTTTTATTTATTTTATCTTATAATGATCCAAATTCTATAGATAGAGTATTACTGGATCGTATTCATAGAATTAAATTCAATCATCTTTCATTAAATGATAAATTAACAATAGTAAAGAAGCATTTATTACCAGAAATATTAATCAATATGGGATTAGATGGAATGATTCATTTAGATGAAGATGTAATTATCTATTTAATAGAAACCTATACAATTGAACCAGGTGTGAGAAAGTTAAAAGAAATTTTATTTGATATAGTAGGAGAGATTAATTTACATATATTTAAAGATACTTTTCTTGTGAAATCTTTTCCAATTTATTTAGGAATAAATGATATTAAACATTACATGAAGGATAAATTTGAAATGGTACCACAAAAGATAGAAACTGAAAATAAAATAGGTATAATTAATGGAATGTGGGCGAATGCTCTCGGTCAAGGAGGAATATTACCATTATATGCTAAATATTATCCTTGTAATAATTTTTTGGAATTAAAATTAACTGGGTCACTAGAGAAAGTAATGAGTGAGAGTATTCATGTTGCTGAGACATTAGCTTTTTCTCTACTTTCTCAAGAAAGAAAAGATTATATTTGTCAAGAAAAGAAATCATTTGGGATACATATTCATGCGGCTGAAGGTTCTGTTAGTAAAGATGGTCCAAGTGGAGGAGTTGCTTTAACAACGTTAATATATAGTTTATTAAACAATTATAAAATAAAACAATATTTTGGTATAACTGGTGAAATAGATTTAACTGGAAATGTTTGTGAAATAGGAGGGTTAGATATGAAGATATTAGGTTCTATTAAATCTGGTATTACTTCTTTTATATTTCCTAAAAGAAATCTTAAGGATTATGATAAATTAATAGAGAAATATAAGGAATCAGATATATTTAAAGATATAAAATTTTATTCAGTATCTACTATTCAAGAAGTATTTGAATTAATTTATGATGTATAATAATATATGGCAACAATACCATCAGTAATAAGTCCTCCTCAAGTAGCTCAAATAAATTTATCTAATAATTTAGGATTGATGAGTGCAAATTTGATAGATGTAATAGTATATTATTCACCAATAATATTAAGTTTTTGTATATTAATTTTATCTGTATTTTATCAATCGCATAAGGGTTTTGTCTTTTTTTTATTTGTATCATTTTTCGCAGTTATAAGAAAATTATTGGCTAAAGCATTATTTACAAAATCAACTACATCAAATGACAAAAATTGTAGTACATTTACTATATTTCAATCAGATAAATCAGATGGATTTGTTACATTTTTTGTTACATTTGTAGCTGGTTACATTTTAGCACCCATGTTTATTAAAAACATTTATAACATTCCTGTAATGGCAATTTTATTACTTTATTTAGTAATTGTTACTTTATATCAGAGTAGAGATGATTGTTGTAGCTTCGCTACAAGTTTATCTAATATTTTATATGGAACAATAAGTGCTGCGTTAACTGTTATCATATTAGTTTCAGCAGGATTAACTGATAAATTATTTACCGAAGATTTAGTATCAGACGCAACTGTATGTTCTATGCCTTCTAAACAATCGTTTAAATGTTCGGTTTATAAAAATGGTGAAATTATTAGCTCAACAACTCAATCAAATTAATTATTAAAAAATTTACTATTATTTAATAAAAATGATTTTACTTGTTTCATTGTAATATCTCTGGCAAAACTATCAGCCATTAATTTAGTATTCCCTTTTGTATGGTATACTGATACAAAATTATTATATGAATTAATTAGATTTTTATTTTTATAAATGTTTAAATTAACAACATTAAAAAGTTCTTTTTTTTTATTTTTATTTACCATATTGTGAAAAATATACATTAAACTTTTCAAGTCGTTTTTAGTTTTAATAAATTTAAAATTAATTTTAGATAAGAATATTGTTGCGTGAGAAGAACATTCCGGGCATGGTAAGTTTTTACAAATTTGTTTAATAATATTAAATGTTTGATAGCCAATATGATTAAATTGGTCTTCTTTAATTTTTTCAACTAATGTGTGTATAAAAGACCAAATAGCAGGACCCCACAATGTTGGTGACATATTATAATTGATAATAATATAAAAATTTATTTAA